ATATTGTTAACTTTCCATCAATATCTATTAAAGCGTCAGCAGTACCAGCATATCCATAATCTTTATCATAAACACTAAACTCTATGCTATGAATGGCCGTTACTCGTTCCAATATGAATGATCGTAAACCTCTTGCGTAGCCTGACGCACTCCAGCTAACACGAGGTGCGGTTTCGGCTGCTTTTGATAATGCCCATTGCGTGACTTTTGTTGGGCAACGATCCAATTCATCTGAACCCATCCGCCAGATTCCTCTCTTGTTTGCATTATGCCTGGCAAGTTTCGCTCCAGTTTTAAGTAAATATTCTGCATGAGCGTGAGCCAACTTTCCTCTTTCACAAGCCATATCTCTTTCATCGGCTGATCCTTTCCTTTCAATCCATCGTTCCAAAGCATCTTTTTGTTCCTGGGGTGCGGTTTCTTTTAAAATATG